GCGCAGACTACCATCCGGTCAACTTGCAGACCTCATCGTACTTCCACTCACGTCGAACGGGAAGCGCGGGATACCAGAGCACGGCGGGCGCTGGAAGAACGTACTTGTCATTGTACGACTTCCAAACCGGGCTCAAGATGGGTTCCAAAACTCCAGGCTGGAGAGGCTGGATCGTGGAAAGTTTTGACAGATACGACTCAAAACGCAATTGGTCTTCAACAGGGACCTGAAACATGCGCTCGACTAAGAGCCTTGACCGGATCCCCACCTGGGCAGGGGGAACCGGATTCAAAAGAGCATCCATTAAAACTCCTCTCTGGTACTCATTAACTGACTTGGAATTGGCTGTCTTCCAGAGGTCACCAGAATGAACTCCCACCGTAACTCGCAGTCCGTACTGTGCGAGCTCCTGGATGATTGGACAACCAGGATACTGGTGGGCGAGCGAGAGGGCTTTGCACCTAAGTAGCGCTTTCATTTTCCTTGAACCGCTGGCCGCATATTTACCAGCAGTCCACCCAAACGTAGCAAGAACTCTACGCGGGTCACGAACATTTGCACGTTCTACAGGATCAAAGAGAATCCCACAGAACGAAGCTTCCGAAATGTCATCGACAGTTTCCAACTTGATTAAAAGACCAATGCTCTCGAAGTCAGCTTTAGACGGTGCAGGCCCAGATATGACGAAAAGACCGTCATCCCCTTCTACAACCCCGTCGACAAAAGTCGAGCCAACTTCCTCACAGAGAAAGAGCATGAACATCAAGTTCGAAAACCCGTTTCCAAGGGACGTGCACATTTCCCCGGACATTCGAGTCGCTTGGAGCTCCACCGTGAATGCCTTATAGTCACAGTGATTAAGCCCCGCCAAGACACCATGGCACACCTCCATAAACCAATCATGGTCGGGCAACTGCTGAGTCATGTAATCATACAATTCAAACTCGCAGGCCTCCATAACTTCACGTACGAAAAGGGACTCGAAGGCTGTATAATCCGTTGCGAAATACTTTGCTCCAAGCTGGTGAAGTTTACCCATGATATAGTCGGGGCGCTTGTGGACAGGCACGTGTTTAATGAAAGACGGATGGTCATAAACCACCTTCTCAATCAGCTTAAAAATGGGTCCAACCATACACTTAAAAGCGTCAGAACGAGAGTTGATGCCCCTAGCATGCTTAAACTCGGGGTAAGTCTCGTCTTTCATAAAGGACTTGCAGCGGAGGTCCTTAGAGGTCAACCGGCCGCCGCACTTCTCCCACACTTTCTTGAGCTCCTCTTTGCGCCACAATGGGTAGGCAGTATGCTCAAGCCACGTTTCGATTGAAGTGTCTGAATTCCAATCAAGTGGGGTGAAGTTCTTGCGAATAAATTTCCTAACGAACAATTGCAGGCGCAAGAGCCTGCTAAGGTCCGGGGTGGGTGGTGCAATCGCAAAACGCTTGCACACCCCAGCGGCCATGGTGAATGGGTCATTGGGATCGGGTTCCGGCTCCGTATAGCCTTCTAAATGGCATCCTAACGAAGCAGCAATTGGTGGGCGTCGCTGCGGATCAGTCTCCGCGACAGGACCAAACTTAGCTGACTGTTTGATCGGACCCAAAGGAGGAAGAAGGACCTCCCCAACCCGGTACCCATACGCAACCACCCTTAAGGACAGTCCGCTGGGGGAAGACCAAAATCCAACTCCTCGATTTGGTCTTTCATGGCACAGAACTTTCCGTAAGCAACTAGCGCGGTATTTTGGAGCAAGTTCTCTCCTGAAATTGGTAGGAAGCGGTCGTAATTGACAGAAGGAATACGACCA